GCAGACATAGACAAGTCTCTTCCAAACGTAGAGCAAGAGATAAAAGTACCATCACCTGAAGATATTGAAGTTGCTCAAGAGGAGCAACAAAAAGAAATTGATGAAAGAGGCGGTCCTGTAGAAATACAAGAAAACGAAGATGGCTCTGTAGATATTAATTATGATCCTGCAATTGCATCTATTGACGGAGGACAAAATCATTATGACAATTTAGCTGAACATTTACCAGATGATGTTTTAGGTAGATTAGGAACATCTCTATATCAAAATTATCAAGATTATAAAAATTCTAGAAAAGATTGGGAAAGAGGTTACAGAGAAGGTTTAGATCTTTTAGGTTTTAAATATGATAACAGAACTGAACCATTTCAAGGTGCTTCTGGTGCAACTCATCCAGTATTAGCAGAGGCGGTTACACAATTTCAAGCGTTAGCTTATAAAGAATTATTACCTGCTAACGGTCCAGTTAGAACACAGATTTTAGGAATACCAACTCCAGAAAAAGAACAACAATCTCAAAGAGTAAAAGATTTCATGAACTATCAAATCATGGATAAAATGAAAGACTACGAACCAGATTTTGATTCTATGTTATTTCATTTGCCTTTAGCAGGTTCTGCTTTTAAAAAGGTATATTATGATGAAACAGCTCAAACAGCTGTTTCTAAATTTGTTCCCGCAGATGATTTGATTGTCCCGTACACAGCTACCTCATTAGATGATGCGGAGTCGATCATTCATCGGGTTCAAATATCTGAAAACGAATTAAGAAAACAACAAGTTGGTGGTTTTTACAGAGATGTAGATTTAAAACCAGGACCAGTAAATGAAACAGAGGTTCAACAAAAAGAAAGAGAACTTCAAGGTGAAACAAAAGGTCGAGACGAAGATGTATTTAATTTATTAGAGTGTCACGTTAATTTAGATTTAGAAGGATTTGAAGACATAGGACAAGACGATGAGCCAACAGGAATTAAACTTCCATACGTTGTAACACTTGAAGAAAATTCTAGAGAGGTTTTATCAATTAAAAGAAATTATGAAATAGGTGATCCATTAAGAAAAAAAATAGATTACTTTGTACATTTTAAATTTTTACCAGGGCTTGGCTTT